GTTACGGCCGCGCTGACGCGCTAATCCCTGCGGGGCCCTGCGCGCGTTCTCCCGGGCCACAGGCCCGGAATTCATCGCGCGGGTTCTTTAGTATGATTGAGGTGTGGGTGGTGAGGTGTGGGTGGTTCTAGAGGTGCTGATAGTGATGACGTGTTATTAAATATGATAGTTTATTCTAGTGTCTAATTTCTAATTGGTCGTTTCTAAAGGTAAGTTATAGTACTGATCGATGTATTAACCCCCTGAACAGCATATGTATATTTCCTAATATATTCTATACCAAGATTAGGTGGGGCAGCAACCGAGTCACCAATAATATCTTGAGACAAAACAAGATAGTGAACAGTAACACCAGGTTCGTTATCACCAAAGGTTCCTTGTAAATCAGATATAATTCTACGGCTACCATAATTCTTATGATCAACATACGTTACTGATTCTCCTGGGTTCACTAGATACTTGGTAGTAGCAGCAACTGAAAGTCCATACTGTGACAACTTGTCACTGGCCATAAATGGAACCCAATGGTTGTTAGAAAGAGCAGGAGCAGTAGAGCTAGCACCAAGAACAGATATTAGATTAATTTCAACAGAAGAATTAAAACGCTTACTAGCGGTAATCTTATAAACAGTGTTTTGTTGTTCACGAGTGCCATTATTCCTCATATTAATCGTCATATTAGCAGATTTCAAATAAATAGGAATATCAGATATAGCAGACAAAAGCTCAAGACCCATGATTCTAGTCAAGTCACCAGCATTAATGGTAGCGGTATTAAAACCACTTAAACTGGAAGTAGTAGCAATCTGCTGGTTAGGCAACAAAGAAGATACCAAATTAAAACGTGTCTGAAAGGTTCTCTGACGAGTTGCATTGTTTCCATGAGCAATACGGTAAATTTTACGATCTAATGCAGATGTCCTAGCAGGCCTTCGCATAATTCTAGTCTTGAAATCATGTTGATTGGTCAATGCTGACGGGGCCTTACGGGTGCGGCGCATCTTGGTTCGGCGACGACGGACAGTCTTCGATCTCTTCGCCATTGGGCCCCGAGCATTCAGATACTTGCGCTTCATCTTGAGGTGGCTGCCACTTGTCAATGAAATGTACGACTTGAATACGCCTAAGAAGGGCTTTTATACTGTCCAATGGGGATCCAACAAAACAATTGGAGGGATGAAAGTTCGATGTGACAATAAATTTGCGCGCGAACAACGGTGATTGGCCACCCTTAGTTTCAACATAACATTTGTAGCGATCGAACCAGCGAAGCAGGTGTGATAAGTGTATGCCTTCAGGAGCCATGTCATCCATAATTACTTCTGTCTGTAGCATATATCCATGCCACCACTTAGTCCGGGGGTCCTTCATGTACGGGTCTTTCAGTTCATGATGAGCTCGTCTAGACTTTCCATATCCAGGAAGTCCGTAGTACCACTTGACTGAAATATCGGGTCGAGAAACGGGGTCCACTCCAACGAGGGCGTTCTGGATAAACTTGGTTGAATTGCGGAGCCAATTAGATGCTCCCAAGTGTTCGGCGGCAGATGCGACTCTATTTGCTCGTAGGTCGGCAATGACGGCTTCGGCGATGGTATCTGTAAGCTTGGTGGTGTTGTTGGCAGCGGGGGGCAGGACGCCCCACTCTTCGAAATCACCTTCCTTGCTACAATAAGTGCGGTTATCTCCAGGGCTTCCTTTCGCTTTTTCGATATGTGCTGTTGCACCGACAAGTACCTTGACTTGAGTGAATCGCTTTCGCTCTGCAAATTCGATAAATCCTTGTAGATGTCGTGTTCCACTTGCTCCAACTTCTCTGCCATAGATGAGGTACTTGATGACGGTATCCTCGGAGGAAGCTTCTCCCATCCCTGTGAGCCTAGCTTCATCCTCAGGGCCATAGTTATTGATAGTAAAACAGTAGCGTTTCGAAGGGCTGCCTGACATAGTCTGTGTGCGTGTGCGTGTGCGTGTGCGTCAAAAGGGGTAATACTAGGGAGCAAGCTCCCACCCTTTTGCCTTATATAGGGTTACGGCCGCGCTGACGCGCTAATCCCTGCGGGGCCCTGCGCGCGTTCTCCCGGGCCACAGGCCCGGAATTCATCGCGCGGGTTCTTTAGTATGATTG